ATTAAGAGGTAGTGGCCCAATTGCCACCCAAGGATTCCCAATACTGATACGCAAGTTCAACTGTGAACTCTTCAATCGCATCATTCGTATCGTAACTCAAATCAATTGCGGCAACATTTACTGGAAATGCTCCACGAATTTGATATCGTTTCGTTACGTTTTCAGCCTTATCAAGTTGCTCGATGAGCATGTCTGCTTGATAGTCGGTTGGGTTTACTAATCCAAGATTAGCGTTATGCTCGTTCATGCCGTTCATCCAACGTTCAAACGAATTCCGAACACTCATTACGGCGTCATTAAGAACCGTAATTGTCCAGTTTTCAAACGTGCGATCTCCGGCAATCTTTAACTGACGACCTCGAAAAGGTACGTCGATTTGTGCGATAACGCTGGCAGGTAACTGAGCTCCCTTGACCAAGAACTGTGTCAATTCACTGTCTCCTCCAGCATATGCCGGAAAGTTTACAGTTGCCTTGAACAGGTTGGGGCGAGCGCCTCCTCCAATAAGTTTTGATTTAAAATCGTCTACTCCTAGTGCCATGATAGTTTTCCTTTCTTTTAACTATTTATACTACTGTTGTCCAGCAATTTCAGAAAACTCCACACCAGTACGAGTGGCGATGAAATTAAGTGTGATGAAGTTGATCGAACGTGCGGGCTTGATGTAAATATCAGCCACGAAACGATTCGAATCAATCACTTCTCCGGTATTGTTTGTTTCGTCACAAACAACGAGGAAGTCCGTAATACCACGACGACCCTTAACATCCCGTAGGAAAGGTTCTGTCATGTTGCGGAACATTGCTCGTGTGAACTCGTCATTCAATTCAAATAACTGAAACTTAGAGGCAGTAGAGATTGCTTTTTCCAATACGATAAACAAACGGCGAACGTTGATACGATCAAAGGCACTTGGTTTAGTCTGTGCAGTCTTATCACCGAAAAGGAGTGTTCCTTGGCCGGGGAAAGATACAAGAGGATTAACACGAGCCTTATAGAGTGTATCACGTTGAGCTGAAGTTGGATTGTAACCAAGTCTAACTACTCCACGCAATTGACCACGATTGTATCCAGCAGGCGAGAACCAAGGTTCTGCGACATCATCAACGTTTGCAAGAAGACCTGCAACGTGACCAGCTGTACCAATCCAACGATAAACATCGTTGTACTTGTCGTAGACGTATGCCGAGGTAGAAGATAGAATTCCATACGAACTTGTCGTGATACTATCTGCCCAACTTTTGGCGTTTGTTACGGCGGTCGCGGCAGTTGATTGAAGTGCCGTCCCTGCAGCTCCAGTTGTAGGAGGAGAAGCAACTGCAACACAATCTTTACGACCAGCAGCAACGGCTATTACTGCATCTGCTGCAGCATATCCTACCGCTGATGAATCAGCTCCGGTGGGTGCGATCAAGATGTTGACATCCAATGTATCGGAATCTCCAAAAGCAGTTGTATAAACAGCTTGTAGATCGGCAGTGCCAGGTGCTGTTCCATCACTTCCACCAGACAACGAGAAGTTATAATTGTCAGTTTCAGTCGTTGGTGAATCGTTATCAGTCGCACTAATTACGTTATTCGTAGGCCAAACCCAAGCAGATTCGTTTTCAAGAACATCGACATAATATCGAGATGTTCCATCATCTCTTTTACCCGCCGCAACAGTAAGATCGCTGAATACTTCAAGAACAGTCCCTGCGGTTCCGCTGATATCACCATCTTCGTCGAGAACGACGATGTGGATTTCACCAGCAGTAGGGGCTGCTCTCACTGCACCCGTAGCAGTAGTGTTAGCATTAGCAGTATAGTTTCCATTTGTGATAACACAAACTTCCAAAGAATTACCGAGAGCGCCAGCATAACGAGCGACAAAGTAGTCATTGTCTTTAACTGGACTATCGCTAATACTCAATGTTTGACTTAGATAGTTATCAGAATTTTTAACTAAATAAGTTCCACCATTAGAACTAGCATTGTTCAAACTTGCAGAATTGTGTCTATAAACGTTTAATGCGTTTCCGTATTGTAAAAAAGCGGAGGCTTGAAACCACTGCTTGTATGTATTGTTGTCTGGTTCGCCATAATTGGCAACCAGCTCTTTTTCCGATCCAACACTAACGACTTCTTGAACGGGGCCCCACTTAAAGTGACCTACTATACCGCCTATAGAAGTTGATACTGCCGGAATCACGTTTGTCAAGTCAATCTCGTTGACATCGACGCCAGGTGATACTAAAAATCCCATGCGTATTTCCTTTCAGTTATTTGATTTGAATGATAAGTGTTAAACATAATAAGGTGTTTTCATAAGAGTATTTATAGATAACGAAATTTACAGAGATTTCCAAGCCTTATGTGCTTCGACCATTCGATCATGTGCAGAGTTTCCATAAGAAGTTCCATCGTCGATCACACCAAAGGGAGCAATATCATCCTCAATCTCTTGCATCTTTTGATTGAATAAAACCTCTTTTAAATTGATATCGCTAATGTCTCCAAACGCATCCGAAGAAACGAACCACGCAAAGAGAACGAGATTCATTACAAGATCATCATGATTTCCCTGTGCAGCTGAGAAACTAGATCCTTTGACTTCAAATGACGCGAGCTCACGAATAGTCTCGGAGTCGTGTATCTTCAGTTTACTGAGTTCGATGAGATCTTTGAGGTTTGAACATCCAATCCTCTTGACTCTTTTTGTCATAGTCACTCCGATGCCTCCTCGTTTGACCGATGATTCTAAAAAGGTGTTTTCATACTCATATTCGTAATAGACTGTATTACACACAACCTGCCCCGCATCATTGTTCTCAATCAGAACCATAGCCTGATTGTACATCTTTGCGATCTTTATGATAATGTCCGGAAAGATCAAAGGAGAGATCATATTATCTCGATAAGTCGCAACCTGTTCGAACTCTCCGTTGGTGATATCAATCACATTGAAAGTCGAATAGTCCTGCCCTCTTCCCTTTGAGACATCGACCATCATCAGATAGTGATGACCTTCCTTTACCTTGCGATAAAGCTTTGCACCCTGATAGAGCTGTTTGGGTCGTTCATTCTTTAAACCAAGAAGAGCATTTGCAGAGATCAAAGTGTTAGACGATCCAATCGCTTCGTTACCATACTCCTGTCTAAACTGTTCTTCGCTCGTATTGGCGATGGTTTGTCTTTTCCATTCCTCGTCACGCCCCGGCACATCCCACCAGTCTACTCGAAAGGCTTTAAATTCGTTCGTTCCCTGCATTGCACCTTCAAGTAATCGATAGAAGAGTGTACCAGTTCCATTCTGCGTTGAGGTGATAATAACCTTACTATGTTTACCAGATGAGATAACTGGATAGGTGGAAGTGTAAAAAGTATTTGCATTTTCAACAAACGCGAACTCATCAAGAAAAAGAAGATTCACCGAGAGACCACGAATCGAACTACCAGATGTCGCTGAAGCGATTATACGAGAGTTGTTCGAGAACTGCAAGGATCCTTTGTTTAATTCTTTACATCCAGGCTGAAGAAAAAATGGAAGATTCTCCAGTGCCAGAGTAACACGCGACAACATTTCACGGGCAGTAGATCCCTTATTCGCCAGTATCGCAATGGTCTTTTCCGAGTTAAAGATCGCATACCAAAGAATGTAAACCACACAAGAGATCGACTTACCCGATTGACGACACGCCAGAACAAGATTGAATCGATTCTCATTGAACTGATCAAACATCTTCCTTTGATAATCATATGGTTTGAACGGCTGTAATCCACTATCCAAAGTAATGATCTTTACATAGTTCTCCGCAAAGTAGATCGGATCATTAGTACACTTGATATACTCATCAACTTGATCTTGAGTATAATCTTGTGGAAGTCCGTCTCTCTTTACTAAAGCGTTACCAAGGTATCCGCCTGCTTCATTCATCCGTATCACGATTCTTCAAAAACTTTTGTAACTCATTCGTTGAGCCTACAAAGATTGCATTATTTGTGGTGTTTCCGTTTGGTTCTTCTTTGGATTGAGTGATATCCTTTCGCGTCTTCTGAAGTTTTACAAGATCCTGTGACATCTCTGATGCCTGTTTGATCATGGTTGAAAGAACTTCAAAGGCTCGGGGATGTTCGGTTTCGGCAGCAAGTGCCATCATATTCTGAATTGCTTCGGAACTCATATCAATCAGTTCCTTCATCTTTTGCCGAGAATACTCTACATCAGTCTCTGTATCATTGTTGATTTCCCCCTGATCAACATTAGATTTGATCCTTTGAGGAACGACCTTGGTAGTGACCGGAAGATTTTTTTCTAAAGCAGCAACAATGTCATTTTTATCACGGGGAGGCATAATCAAAACCAAACGTTGTTGTTATATCTAATGGACTATCCAAACTATCGAATGGAGATCCATCGACATTTGCGATAACTCTTACATTCTCTTCGCCAACTGGATTAGAAGTCTTAATTGTTGGACTGTCATCGGAACTTAAGAGTTTACTATAGTAGTAAGTATCGACGATGCGAATGATTTTCCCTTCGGATGTTGTTCCGGTGAATCGAACACGCATCTCAAACTCAAGAGTGTAAACTAAAGTTCTTCGAGTGTCAAAAGATCCTTCATACTCGTCTGAAAAAGAAACACCATTCAGAACGATTGGTACGTCGGTTGACGTATCGGGCCCTTCCATGTTCTTTATCGCGATGGTATACTCTGGTGTAAAAGAGGGAAGAATTTGTTCAAAGATCTGTAAAGCGTCGTCTTGGTTTGTTGCCAAAATGTTCAACTGCATTCCCAACTTATAGGGAACACTTTGCATTACACTCGTCTTTTTGACACTGCTTCCATCAATCGGAAACATTCTTTTGTTCATTCGATTGAGTTTTGCAGAGGTATCATAGGAGATTGAAGTAATCTCAAACGACATTCTTGGAAGTTTGATTGCAATACTTCTCTTCTCAGCTTGATCTCTTTCGGTATTAATACGAGCAAGGAACTTCGACTTTGGCCCATATGTCAACGGAACTCTTTCCATACTACCACCTTGCCGCACAATCTTGATATTATTAAAGATCGTACCAAAGACGGCAACCGCCTTCTTCATGGTTTGATTGTAAAAGTATTGTCCGTTAAGCATCTTAAGTCGTTACGTTGATTTCTCCAAAAGGATTGGACTCACTAAAGTCAATGAAAGAGTTACCCATTGTTTCAAAGTCCACGTTCTGAGCATCACCATCATTATCGTCGATGGTAGAGAACCCGTCAGTTGAGGTGATTGGATATGAAGCACCGGAGTCTACTCCCACAAGATTTCCAATATTTCCGGCCGTTACTCCAAACTGAGTAGTGTTTCGTTCCGGTGAGTCAAAGGATGTCGTAATACTTGAAACATCGACATATCCTGTTCCGTCTCCGGCAACCTCGGCTGTAATAACAGTTTGTGGACTCTTATCTCCAAGACCCTGTGTAACATCTTCTCCGATATTATACGTACCAGATCCAGAACCCAAAGTAAGTCGAGTCCTTGTTGCGAACTCTGTCTCAAACTTATCAATCGCATCAACACCTGTATCAATTGCCTGATTGTTGTACTCAAAGAGTTCACAAGTAAGTTTAAATGTGGGAAGGTTCTGTAGTTGATAGAAGGGCGATTCGTCTTCCACAAAGGAGATCTCAAAGAGACCATTGACCATCGGAAAGTAAATAAGATCTCCTTCTTTTGGTCGTGACGAAGATGTACCTCCGGTCGTATCAAATCTTCCAACGAGATCGTCCCAACGGCGGCCCGAAACAATCAGATTCATCTGATCACGTACTTCAACACCAAACTTGCTTAGGAGATCACCATCACCCGCATATCCATCGATATTCTCGACGTATGCCTCAATCATATAGGAATCACCGAACTGCGACAACGCATCCTCACTGAAGATTGCGTTTGTATTGACTATTTTCCTTGGAATATAGTAACAATCGTGTCCATAGATCTTGAGAGACTCTATGATAAGATCTTCATAAAGTCTCTTCTCGGCAGTAGTGCCTTGACTGAAGTATACGTTGCGTGGCATATTATCCTACGATGAAATGTGGAGGCGCTTCATAACGAAGTTGCATTTCTTCCTCGATTTTTAAAATCTCGGTATTTGCGTCATCAAAGATTTGTCTTCCATTGAATGTAACTCCGCCCGGAAGTTGCATACCTTCGAACTTAATCAGGTTGTTGCCCCACTGTTTCTTAAAGAGAGAGGTTGTGTACTTTTTGAGAAACATATCATTCCATACATCGGTATACGTATCAGGATCAATTGATTCATACCCGTCAAAGACCACATATTGTCCCACATCCAAATCCTTCAAAATATTAGCGTGAAAATTTACACGATTTTTATGACGAGAATATTCGATCATCTCGTACATCCCATTGATGTTGCGATCAATAAGAGACATATATTGCTTTGTCATCTCATAGTTCACAATACCACCATAAGATCCACCAAGATCAAAGATATCGTTTAAATGTATTTGGTAATCTACCGAAAAAAGACCTGTAGAAGATTGGGAAGTCGTGATCGAAAAGACATTATTGATCGTAAAGATCTTGGCCGAGTTTGGTACTTCGATATAACCCTGATCTTTCTCGGCTTGTGTAACAGCATGTTTTCGCAAGTTACGAACAATCGCATCACTATGATACTCTTGATAGAATTGTAGTGATTCATCGACTCTATCTTCAAGTTGATCATCATCCACATTGATTTCTATTACAGGATGACCAAGAGCTCGAAGACAGTAGTCAATATGTTGTTGTCGTGTTGCTGGTGTTGCCATATTCTCTATTTATAATATTACGATGCACCAAATTCAGCTTTTAACTTTTTGGGGAATATTCCTCTCCAGATACGAGACATAGTTTCGGGTAATCCTCTTCGCAGATTTGAAGGAGCCTCAGGAATACCAGCATAGATAGAAGCGGTATTCGTATAAGCAGAATCTCCAAATTCATTACTCGCTTTTACACGATAATAATATGTTTGGCCCAAAGTGAAGTTAGTGTCTGTATAATAATTGATATTAGTATCAACCGTTGCTAATTGAGTGAAGGATGAATTATCAGTTCCTCTCTCAATGATGAAACTGCTCTCGTTATTCGAGTTATCGTCCCATGTTAGATTTATCTCTTGTGTGTATGCAATTGATGCAAACATCAGAGAAAATAATATAGTTAGTTTTTTCATATTCATAATGATTCATGTTTATATATTTATGATATTGTCCAGGCAGTTTCTCCAGTCACGTTTGGAGCAGAAGATCCATCAACGTCACTTGCGTTGAATTGTGATACGATATTTCCATCAATTCCATCTCGCATTTCGAAATAATACATATTACAATCTTCACCGATTACTACAGCAGATGTGCTATCGTATATAGAAGTCTTTGTGTGACTGGAATTTGCAACTTCAATCCACGACCCATTAGGATCATCATTATTAGCATCTTGGTACTCATACACTCGTAAGATTTGTGTACTTCCATTGGCCTCTATGACCCAACGCAACCATTTTACTGTACTATCAGCCAAACCAGAACCATCTAAAGTGAGAAACGGAGTATCCTCAGAAGACCCATCATCTGATATTTGCGCCCGGAGTCTAGTGGTAGTTCCAGTCAACAAGTATAGATACCAAGATTTTTGGTTTCCGGATGTTACACGTTTCCTTGCTATGACGTTATTACCACTGGCAGGTGTCCAATCAGCAAAGGAAATTTTCATTCGAATATCAAGATTTCCTGTTACACTATTTGAAGCGCTGTCCGGAGTTGTTGCCGTACCTGTAATGTATTGAGAGTAGTCAGTGTACTTAGATTTAGTCGCGTTATAATTACTCAATATTGTAGCGGCAGAAAGTTCATCATCGTAAAGTTGTATTTCACCAGCTCTACCATCCACTTGATAACCAGTGTTACTACCAACCACTCTTCTTCCAATACTACCAGCGACGGGAGTTGTAATTGCTTTGGTTTTACCTGTATCACTATGCCACTCGACACCATCAAGGTAAATCTTCATAGATCCGGTAGATGCATTTTTGGTGAATGTCCACATATGCCAATCAGTCACGGTTACACCTGAAGTAGACTTAGAGATTCTATCATAAGTGCTGTTGTCAGTACCACAATCAAAATATACGGTACTACCGCTCCAAGGTAAATGTACATTTAATTCTCTGTATTGAGCACTTATCGAGCTCGTACTAGAACTCAAATAAATTATAGAAGCCGAGGTCGAACTTTCCTCTTTCCACCACACATTAAATGTGACTTCATTTCCACCGATGTCCGGAATGTTTTCTGGAGAACCAGTGAAAATACCATGGCAAGATCCATCGCCTTCAAATTCCATTGATTCAATTCCATTACTATTTTCATAAAGATATTGAATAAACCCCGAAGATCCAGTAAGCTCAAGATCGTTTCCACTACCACTCAAATCAGTCCAAGTCGTTGGTTGTGGACTTTGTGTCGAATCATATGAAGCTACAGAACTTGAATCAACATGGAAAAGAAGATTTGTTGTGGATGGATATCTTCCAAATGCAGTTAAGGCGTGTGATTCGATTTTAGCACGATTTAGTGCGGTATCATAAATCGCAACCTCGTCTAAGTACCCTTGAAATGATCTAGCAGCAGAATATGGATCTCGACCAATGTACCACCCATCGTTGCTAATATCCAAAGCAGCGTGCGACAGAGTTTTAACGGCCGTCGTTACTGATCCCCCTTCGTCAATCGCATAAAATGTTGCTTTATCTGATTCTATCACCAACGCGACGTAGTACCAAGTATTATCAGACAGGGTTGGCCCGCCCGAATAACCATAAGTGCCGCTCCCGTCTCTCCAATGATACCCCAACTTGCCCAAAGTGCTTCCGCTTATATTAAGACCAGAAGCACTGTTACTTCCAGAACGATAGAAAAATATTCCAGCGTTGGTGTCACTCGCCCCCGATGTTTTTACAAAACATTCTATCGTACATGGAAGTAATGATGTAACTCCACTAAAAGTCGCGGTTTCGACATATTCTTGATTAGCTTGTTCAAACAATACAGATGTATTGGAAGTGTAGGTGTTCGATACGATTCCCGTTTGACCGAGAGTTGGTGTATTGTAATAAGTGCCAGGATGTTCGGGTGAGTTACTACTCGAATCAGCAGCAACTGTACCACTTGATTCACTCAGTCTCCAGTATCCAATTGGATTATGTGAGATAACAAGAGAACCGTATGTATCAGAGTCTGCCGGAGATCCATCACTACCACCACTACCAGACGATACGGTAAACCCGGCTCCTATAAGTTGTTTTAAAAGAAACATTGAATGTATTTATTTATCCTTTAATGTGATAAACATCAACTCTAGTATTGTGTGAAGGAACTGTACCTGTATAATCAACTGAGGTTGTTCCGTATTTGTCCATGTCACCTGACCATGTACTCGTGCCGCTCCAAGCAAGTGAATAAATCAATGTGTTGTTCCCCGCCTCGTAAACATAGAACGTCCCGCTAGTTGTTCCGATCAGTGACACCCAGTCAGTTGCCGATGTGGAGTGATCCCATATGAGACCGTGACCATCGTCACTCCAAGACCCATCTTTGGTGCCGTCGTAGAAATTCATAGAACTCGTAGCATATCCACCATATACTGTTGAATCGCCGTCTGCGGATATAGCAGATTCCACTCCTCCAGTGGTGTCACGGCTATTCCCGTTTAAGATAATTGCGTCACCCAAGTCTGCTCTCCAATCCGCCGGCGCGAAAACCGTTCCGGAGTTGTAAACCGCAGCACGTTCGGTGGATGTGAGTGCCTTCTTCCAGAATCCTATATGAGTAACGTCGGCTAATGCACTACCAGTGCTATTATAGGCACGTTGTCCGATGTAACTAGGCATAGTGTTGGCCAACGATCCCGTGACCGAAGACGCATCAACACTAGAATACTGTGCATTGTTTACATATGTTATTACTGTCGCATCAGCCGTAAACACCATCATGTAATGTGCGAAATCACCAATATCTATTCCAGTATCCGAGTTAGTGTCTCCGACTGTTGTTGACCCATCACTAACACCATTGTACCTGATATAAACGTTGTTTGAATTCCTTAACAAATCTATTGAGTAACCCGCATCAGAAGCTCCGACTGCATTTCGTTTTGAGAAAATACCACCACCTGTGTAATTGGCTATGGAAGTGGACACTTTCCCCCAGAACGATATAGTGAAACTCTCTCCGTCACCAACATCTAAATTGTCGTCATCAGCACGAGAGAAATATTTTCCTGAATCTCGATCAAGCGTTCTTACATTGACTGTCTCTCCGCCTATTGATCCTGTTGTCGATGCTACTGTTCCGTTGTCGGTAAAGGTTCGGCCATTACCGCTGTAATCCAATGCGTCAGATCCAGACGACTCGTCAAGTTTATAAAATGCAACAAGGTTAGTTGTTGGGAAGTCAGTGCCGGAGCTCCCCGCAGATCTAAACGACTTTCGTCTATGTTTTACTATTGTGAACATTATTCAATTGCGTTGTTAAAGAGCACTAGCGATAAAATCGTCTACCTCTATCCTGTTGCTTCCATTGTTGTAACCGCCTATTCCAACATAATCTCCGGAGGTTATTGACGTGTCGGTTACTGGGCCGATCCTTAACACTCCACCTATGTAAACACTAATCTGGTCGCCATTACACACCAGTTTCAGTGCATAGGGTGGAGATGGGTCAGCAGTGTACCTTGTTCCAATCTCAGTTGACGTTCCCGACACTACTGAATACAACCTAAAATCGTCACTATTGTGAGATCGCTGAACGGTATATCGGTTGTCGTAGTCTGTATATCTAGCACTAACACTGACAGCACTAGTTCTATCCAGATACTCGTTTGTTACAGTGGTTTGGACTTCCGCATCTGTTCCGAGGCGGTAGTTTGCGTAGTATATAGTATAGTCGTTTGAGTTTGTAACCCTAGCCTTGTTTGAAACGACAGACATGGTATCTGGATCGCTTCGGCCATTAACCCAACTCCATCCTTCAGCAGTCGCAACGCTCTCCAGCACTGTATCGGATCGGTTAAAGTCATCCGTTATGGTGGTGGCTTTACCTATTTCTCCCGTAACTTCTAAATCGTCGTAGTAAGTAGTTAATGTCTTATTACTTGTTCCGAAAGCGATTGCCCGAGTACCGGAAAAAGCAGAATGAAATGAAGCACTTGTATCTTCCGCATAGTTATCACCCGAAGTCGGAAAGGTTTTGTTATTCGATCTAGCAATCTTAACAACCCCACCACTTCTGTTGATTTCAACTCTGACATAATGAAAGTTGTTAATCGTTCCTGTCATGGTAATCGAAATACTACCGTAAGAGTGTGAAATTCCTTTAGTGTAGTTACTAACTGATCCGAACGCCAGAGCGTTGTTTGAATCAATCGTCAATTCGTCATCCAGAAAATGAACATCGGTTCGATTTGACATACTGGTTATATTATACCCAAATATCGCAACCATATGATCATATTCCTCATTCAGATCTACGTAAGTGTATGTATCATTGGTCGCTGAATTGTCATTGTAAACCTTCAATGATTTACTTCCCTCTAACACCGTCGTAGTTTCGTCAAATGTGATCGTACCAGATCCATCGATTGTAGTAGTGAATCCGACAGGTGTACCAGTACCTTCGTAGGTTTCTGATATGATCGAGCCCGCGTTGCTAATTGCTAAGTGAATGTTTGAAAGATTATTATTACCTGTTGTGTTGTCATTATCTGGATCTGTAAATTCATCTGTTCCATTGCTCAACGCACGATTTCCACCAGATATTTCTTTATATGCAATCGCGTTGTTGTGCATACTTCCCGTCCGATCTAATAATTCGGTGTAACCTGATGGATGAACTACGTCCTCGGTAGCAGAAGAATCGGCCTTACCACACAATGCAAGATGAAGAGTATTATTTGAATAACTATAAAGTTTTCCCAATGTCGCATCTGAACTGTATGTGGCATTCCTAACTCCTAAACCAGTTTGAGGAATTTCTAAAAGAGAGTAAGTAAATCTATCTCCATATAGGTTACCACTAACCGTAAATGTATATGAAGTGGATTCACTAGATGATGCAATTTTGGAAAATGCGTATAATCTGCTTTGACCAGAACTAGTTCCTTCTGTCCCTGTTCTTGCTAAATTCCAACCGGCGGGATAGTCTGTAATACTTATGCTTGCCCAAACCGTAACTAATAGAACCATCAAATAACCTTCGGTTGCGGAAGAGGCATTGATGGGAATATCAGTTATACCGGAACCAGTAGTAGCACTTACAAGTTCAGTTGGTGTAAGGGTTGCGATAGCTGGATCGCCCGCTATATTCGACGAGGATATTAAACCAAAACCAAATCCTAAACCTCTATTCATATTAACTTGCCGCTAAATCACCTGCAAAGATCCATGTGTTCGCTGCATATTGTATGCAAGTTCCACCAGAATATTGCGCTCTCAACTTTAGTGTGGGTGTTGAGTTGACAGTAACACCCGATCCAGCTGCAACGGTTACTTGTCCCGCTCCAATCTGTAATAAATCTATTTTAGTTCCGATTGGATATGCAACCGAACTATTAGGAGGAATTGTAAGTGTTATTGCCGATCCATTATTTAATGTGACAAGTTTTGAGGCATCTGTCAAAACAGTTGTGTATGTGGTTCCGGTTTGTGTATTGATCGCAACCTGTGAAGATACTGATGCAGTGTAATGTATAGTGACCCCGACGAGTTTGGCATCCTCCGTCATCGTGTCATTGGAATCTCCAACAACTCTTGTAACTTCAGCAAATATGAGATCACCCGCCGAAGGACTACCAGCAATTGTGATAGCGGCAGATTCTGCGGTGACATGAAGATCACCAACTGCGATCAGTGCGTCATCTGTATCTACCGATGTACCAAACGCATTATCCAGAGCGTCGTCGTTTTGGAATGCTTGCATGGCAATACCCCATGTCACGCCATCCGAGGCACTTGCTCCGGTTGCACCATCCCAGTAGAATTTTGCATTGACTGTAGTACCATCCCAATCACTGGGCATATGAAAACGAAATTGAACACCCTCTTCTGTAGCACCATCGAATAGGAAATGATCGCTCATCACATCGTTTGTTGCGTACTCTTCGGTCGCAGCTGCGGCTCCGTTTGTGGTTCGAGTAACTAATGCACCAGCGTCAATCGAAATGATTCGATCTGATGTTCCACTAGTTCCACCGCTAGTACCCGCATTTGCAACCCAAGCGTAGTCCGATCCATTCCAAGAAAGAACTTCACCAGATCCAGCTGAAGATTGGTTTAAATGTGTATTAACACTCGAATCTGCATAAGAACCAGCTGGTGTAGTCCAAGAAAGATTTCCACTGCCGTCCGAAGTCAATACCTGATTTGCTGAACCATCATCATTCGGCAAAACAAGAGTATAAGATGCGGTCGCACTATGTGGTGGGCCTTTGATCGTTATACCATGAGAGTTCTGTTCACAATTCAGTTTGAACTGACCTGCTCCCTTTGTTGAATCTCCCTTAAAGATAACCACACCAGATCCATTTGGTGCTAGTTCAATATCTCCATTACTCGCCGAAACAATATCTTTTCCGTTGACATCTAAGTTACCTCCAAGTTGAGGCGTAGTGTCCGATACAACATCTTGTGATGTTCCAACTGTTGCACCATAAAGTGTACTATTGACTTTCCAAACCGCAACGATAGTATCAGTACCAGTGTTAAGAGTAGGAGCAGAACCTGTTGCCCAAGTGATAGTGGGCCATGCAGAAACTACATTACCCGATCCGTCATCGATGTGCAAGGTGATTGATTCTCCATCCGCAAGAGAATCTGTAAAAGTAACATTTCCAGAAAAGACCAATCTTTGAACTGTACCATTCGCCGGATCTAATGCAGTTGAACCAGTAACTCCGGTCGTATTGACAGTTTTTTCTACAACCTCTCCATTGATTTTCAACGAACCATTGACATCCAAAGTGTTTGCGGGCGACGCTGTTCCTATGCCAACTTTACCATTACCCTTTACTAGAAAAACTGGTGTAGCGGATTTTGTACGAGCAACCAAGAAATCACCTCCGCTGGTTGACGTTGAGTTGGCATACAAATCGAGCATTGCCGTTCCTCCAACACCAAAGTCAGACTCAAAATTACCACCGCCTGCGTTAGACTCAATTCTTAATCCAAACTCACTATTAGACTGCCCATCAAAATTAATGTACGCACCGGATGAAGTAGTGTTCTCAATGTGAAGGGTTTGAGAAGGCGTCGTTGTGCCGATGCCCAACCTAGCCGCTCCACCAAGGATTAAGTCATCTATTGACTCATCCCAAAGCATATAGGATCCACTAGTCGCACCAAAGAATTTGACATCGAAACCAGTATCATCTGCACCTATAGTCAGTGTATCATCTATTGTAGTAGCACCGTTAAAATAGGCAGTCCCCTGATTATAAAAATCGAATGAGCCATGTACCGCAGATATACCTACAGCAAACTTTACCGAAGCAACTGCTGATGCCATCGTAGTAGCACCTGATAAGGTTATGCCTGCAGCTGCAGCACTAAGAATATCTCCAGTGCCGTTGAGATGCAATCTGTAAGTATTAGAAACGACTCTGGTGTACCACGGCTGATTAGAGCCGTCCGATATTTTGAATTGGTAGTCTGAGCCTGTTAGACACAATCCGTTTGCAGACTCATCCCAAAGCATAGAAGCTCCAGCAGTCGCACCAAAGAATTTGACATCGTGCCCAGTGTCATCTACACCTACAGTAAGAGTCGAGTCGATTTGAACAGCACCAGATATATCTAAAGATCCAGCGATTAGTCCGGCATCCGCGTAAGTAATGTTTCCGGTTGAATCTGCGGTTGCGGTAGTTGTTCCGAGCGCAAACTTATCTGCCGATTCATCCCATATGAACAATGCGTTATTTCCGGTAGATCCTCTTTCGATAACGATACCCGAATCATTTGCATTGCTTGTAACACCCGAATTCAACTCAAAGAGATTGTCCGTAACAACTGAGTTAGTCGCATTGAGTGTTGTGGTTGTTCCGTTGACCGTAAGGTTTCCACCTATTGTAACGGTTGAACCATCGTCGGTAATTACACTGTTGGTTACCGTATTGGAATCACTCCACTTTGTAACAGTATTTGCTGTACCAGATCCATCGACTAATGTGGATCCCCAAACCCGAGAATCGATTTCGTCTGTGAGAACAGTTGATCCGTTATAAACCAAAACTGTATTATCTGTTCCGGCTGCGACGTTAGCTAACGCAATAGTTGCGGCATTGATCGTTACGGAATCACCACTGGCATCGCCTAGTGTTG